AGAAGTAGGATTTTTTAGTAATCTTTGTACTGACAATGCTGAAATATTTCGTTGATGGTTCGCAGGAATTTCAGTTCTGGCTTTAACCCAGAAGTAATAAGTTGTATGCTCAATGCCTTGCTTGTCAGTTTCAGTTTCAACAACATAATCAGTTGTACTTTGAACTGTTCCGTCTAAACTCCAACTGCTTGGTGCTTTTGTACTGCTTACCCACTCATACACATCGATAGTTGATTCTGGAAATAACGAACCCCAGTGTCTTAGTCTATATTGTTGATCAAAGTTTTCATATTCAATGTATCTTACTGTTGATAAATCCCACCATAATTGTCCTACTTGATTTTCTCCCCATACATCTAAATCATTTGCTGTTTTAATAGAGTTGTTTGCTGTATTACTAAACACCGCAGGATTTGTTTTTCTTATATAAGATAATTCTCTCATTGCAACACCTGGGTAGATATTTTTAATTGGATCAAACACTTCTAAATCAACTTCGTTGTCACCTTCATAGTTGTTATAAATTCTCGATCTGTTTAACAGTGCTGAATTTACTTGAGTGTGTTGCATTCTTTTTGTAGTATTAAACAGTGTTTGGTTTGGTGTTGTTGCTGTATAGTCAACATCAGAATTAATAATCCAATAATTGCTACCAATTGTAATACTTGAGTCTACGTTGCTGTTACTTGCTAAAATGTCGTATGCTGTTTTTACAGAAGCATCTGTGGTCATAGTCATTGTATACCATTTGTTGTTGCCGCCATTGTCTAAGAAAATTTTGTCTCCATCAATAAACGTTACATCAGAACAAACATTTGATACAAAATCATTTACAGTTGCAGATAAACTAGAACCAACATTGCTTTGATCAACTCCGTTGTTTCTTGATGCAAGTCTTACATCTTTCCATTTATATAAAGCATGTGTACCACCTGATAAATCATTTGCTGTTATAGTAGTAGCACTTCCATCAAGTTCTGAAATATTGTATAATGCTTTTTTGTAATTAACTGTAACTGTAGCATTACCTGTTGTTGCATTTGTGGCACTAAAGCTCAATCTTAATGTTGTGTTTGATCTATCAGTTATATTACTATTAAAAGAAGTTACTGTAGCATTTGCAGATAAACTTTGTGTTGAAATTAGTAAAGAAGTATTTGCAGTTGATCCTAAATTAATTGTAGGACCTGTGCCGTCAAATGCTTCATTAATTGTAACAACAACATTTGATACTGTATCACATTTTAATAAACTGTCAGCAAAATCAACGTTTGCATTTAATACTGTATCTTTGATTGCGATTTCAACATCTGCTTTTTCAGGAAATTGTAATCTATATCCAGAACCGCCGTCAGTTATATATGCTTTATCAATTACACCGGAAGTCTGTTCAAGTATACCTTGTGCTGGTGTTGTACCTGAAACATGAATACTTGGACTTTGATATCCTGTGCCGCCATTGTTAATTTCTAAATCAAGTAATGCACCAAATGTTGAGTCGCCATAAGATGCCAAGCTTCTTGCTGTGATTGTGTTTGTTCCTGTTGATACTGCGCCAGATGTACCGCCTGTAAACACATCAGTTGCAACTGGTGTTGCAGTATGTCCGTTAATATGTAAAATTGTAGTTGTTCCGTCTGTGTACACATTTATAATAGTTGCAGAAACTCCACTAACACTACCTGTGATTGTTTCTCCTTTTGTAAACGGTGTGGCTGAGCTAGATAAAGTTGTGTTAATTTGATACGTAGGATTATTACCTTTAAATCTAATAACAGCACCTACTCCGGCAGAATCAACACCGGCTGTTTTAATTGATATATCACCAGGTTCGCCAAAGAAGTTTGCGCCACCTGATACAACGGCAATGTTTGTTATACCACCCGACATATCAATTGCAGTAACATTACCTGTTGCAGATGATCCACCCGATCCAGAAACTTCAACGCTGTCTCCAACTGAATATCCTGAGCCTGCTGTAGTTACTATCATTTCAAGTACTTGATCTGCAACATTGCCGGCAACAACATCTGCACCCGAACCACCAACATTTGCAAATTCAAATGTTTTTGACACAGATTGATCTTGTAAATTTAGTGTCAGTGTTTTATCACCGTATGTATCAGCTGTGATACTCTGATCGGCTATATTTGATTTTTCTAAAATTAAATTTGTTGAATCACCGTGTATTGTTAATAATTTTGTTGGTTCTGATAATGTAACAGTAAACGGTTCTGTTGAAGTTACTGATTCAATGGCCTGTGAGACTTCTGTGAATCTATAAACATTCCACTCTGTTGAATTATCTTTTGCTACCCATACTAAATGTCCTTCGTTTATACTTCCTGATAAATGATTATTTTTATAATAACTGTCTAAGTCTGTTTTTGTAAACACTCTTGCATTAACATCTTTATAATGTACATACCCAGCAGTTGGCATTTCAAATGACTCTGGTCTTGTTGCAAAAAGTTCTTCAGAGTTTTTATTGCCATTTGGTTTTTTAACCCATCTTGTATTATCATCAACATCTATTGTAATAATGTTATCGGTCTTTATATCGGTTGTAACTACATCATCTTTTTTAGGTAAGAATTGGATTATTTGCGGATTGGTTTTAATTTCTTCATCGCTGAGTTTTACTTCAATTGATTGATTAATATCGTTACCACCAAAGTCTGAAAGTTTAATAGCATAATATTCATAGATATTAATATCTTGATTGTCTAGAACTGTGTTGCTTCTTAACAATCTATCAATTGCATTTTTACTACCTTTTTGTTTAACAAACCCTTGATAAAATCTAACTTGATTTTCATCAATGATTTCTAAGTTATCTAAGTGATCTCTAGACTGATAGCCAATTGTGTGTAACCCAGCTTTATTAAGTTCATCATTGTTTGTAGTTGAATCAACATCAAGATATGTTTGAATATCTTTTGCTGATGTGTCAAAGTTACTGACAATACCGCTTGTAGTAATTAAATGACCGTTTGCTTCTAACTTACCAAGCCAGCCTGTTGATCTTAAAACTGTTTGTTTTAATCTTGGTTGTCTAATTGCAAGTACCGGTTCGTAAATTACATCTCCAAATGATGTAGTATTGTCAAAAACAGTAACATGTTCAATTTCTCTAGTAAACAAATTAACAAAGTAAATTGGATCATTGTTGTCTTCTGTAATAGTTACTTTTCTACCATCTCTAATCACTGTTGTAGTTGCGGCATCAATTGGCATACCCGATCTATTAAGAATAGCATAGCTATTACCGATAATATCTTCAACATTAGCAACAATACCTTTTTTAGGTTCAAAAGAAACTTCAGATGCAAGAGGTGATAATGTTAGTACTGAGCCATCTGCCCATTCACCTAGACTCCAAAATAAAAATTCTTTTGCAGAGTATAGCCAGTCATATGTTTCTCTAATTCTGTTATTTTGTACATCAAATATCCAACCTTGATTTTCTAAGTATCTTCCCCAGTTAATCATAAAATCAAATACTTCTTGTTCTGATGTAAACTCAGTTCCGTATTCAACTATTTTAATTGAATCGTTAACAACGTTTCTATAATATGTAACTTTTTTTCCACCCTCTGTTGGCGCTTCTGCAACAGATTGATAATTGCTTGGTGTAAATTTATCACCGGTTGTATGATCTTTAACTGCTTTATAAATTTGTCCTTCGTACTTGATATAATCTCCAGATGTTAAACTATTACCTGGTGTATATGCTGGAACATTAATTGGCTTTGCTCCAACTACAACTGGTGCTTTTAACCCATTTATATCACTTTCTGTTACATTAAAGTAGTTTGCACCTGCATCGTATCCATGCACTTTATAACCGTTGCTTGTTTTTTCAATGATAACACCAGAATATGCAGTTTTACCAACAGCTTCACTAGTGTGTACAAATGTTGTCACGTTGTTATCTGGTAAGAAAATACTTGAAGTTGACGATGTTGGTGAATATGATTCTGCTTGTACTCTGTATGAATCAAAATCTATATAAGATGCTTGTTTAATACCCAACTGTGGATTTACATTTCTAATAATACCACCATATAAATTTAAAACATTTTTAGTCTGTGATATTAATCTTTCAGAAACATATTGATTGTATCCGTAACCAACTACTACTTTGCTATCTGTAGATATTTCTCTATGAACATATACATTGTTGTTTAACCTTTTATTTGTTAATTTTGAAAATTTTTGTTTTTTGTTTATGTTAGCAAAATCGACATTTAGTGTGTCAAACATTGTTTCACAAAATTCAGCTGGTTTGCTTACAAGCATCACATTCATCATAGCAAACGCATAAGAACTGTCAATAACAAAAGCCAATTCAGCTGGTGATAGATCTCCTAGCTTCCAGTCTTTTTTAGCTTCTGTTGAAACAGGATTAACCGAAATCAATCCAATATCCTTTGGACTTCTTAATTGTCCTTGCAAATCAACAGGAACATAATTAGTAAACCCATCGTGTCTATAAACATTAGATTTATCAGCATACTCATTTTTTAAATTATTTCTTCGACTACCAAGTTTGATAATACCTTGTTCAATATCATTAATTAAACTATTTCTTTTATCAACATCAGTCCATGAATATGTGTCATCCCACCAGTTTGGTTTAATGCTAAATCCTAACATTTCCCATGGGTGTGAATGTGGTCTGTGCGTACCGTAAAACTTTTTAAATATACCTCTCCAATGTCCCGGAGTAGGATCGTTTGAAATATTTTTTACAGAAGAATAATTCCATGTTTTCCAATCAGTTGAATCATACGTTTTGTTTAATCTCATTTCTACTTCATTTTTTACACCCCAATCATATGCATGTGATCGAATTGCTTGAACAAATTCTTCGTAATTGTAATCTTTTTTATTAAAATAATTTCCAAAGACATGATCGTAAGATAATAAAGGAACATAATCTGGATCAATAAATTTAACTTCAATGTCGTTATAAATTCTTTTTTCTAACTCTAATAGTGCTGTATCTTTAAAGTTGTTGTATTTTAAAGTCAACGAACCATCATGTCCTTGAATAAATGTTTGCGATCCTGCAGAATATGATGTATCAGATATTTCTTGTGGAATAAACACTTGACTTATTCCTAATTTTGATGGTGTTGCTGGAATCCACGCAGGTTGTTTTACATCAAAATAATCAACTTGAATTTTATCTCCTATAACAGGTTTATCAGCACCAATAAACACAATTTTTGTACCGGCGGAATTGTCTATAACATAATCAACGTTCATTAATTGAATTACATTATTCTTGTAAACATATAAAGATTTAATGTCTTTATCAGTTACTGGATTATAACTAACATCTAACTCTAATCCAGGTGCACCTACAAGATTTAAAATTTCTTGATAGTTCTGCGTTACAGTTGATGTATCATTGTTCCATGTTTTATTTGTAGAATCAATAGTAATTGTGGTACGTTTTCCTGTTTCGCCATATGACAGCATTAAACTATATGACCAATTGTTGATTAGTTTTTTATTGGTATTCATTTTCTTTAGTGTGGCATCAACAAGCTGTTTACCGGACCATGTTCCAGTGTCGTTTTCTCTATCAACTGCTTCTAGTGTCTGAAGAAATTTATTTTTGAATCTTACATATTCGCTTTGTGCATATCTAACAGACTTGACAATATTTCTGTCATCACTGTTAACATGGGTCATAAATTTTAGTAACGGTGCATTGTGTTGTAAAATTTCAGTAGATAAATTTAAATCTTTTCTAGTGTCTCGATATGTGTTATTACCTAGTGCAAGTCCTACAAGATTATGCTGATTTTGTATACCAGAAGCAAAATGATCTAAGAAATTACTATAACTGTAACTAACTACATCTTTGTTTTGTGAGTTATTAGACAAGTTTTTTGGCACTTCGTGATAGGCTGATGTTAGTATTGTATCAACATCATTTGTATCATACTTTATTAAAATATGTTGATGATTTTCTAAATCACTATTAAATTTAATAAACTGCCCAAAATTAATTGTATAGTTTGATACCAGTTTGTTGTTAACATATACTTGCACGGACTGATCACTTGCTACAATAGTATCAAGTTTAAAATTATTTTTGATAGAATATTCGTCAGTTTCAAATTCTTGAATTAATTTTTGTTTTGATTTTGTTTCAACTGATCTCCATTCGTTAAAATAATTTGTTTCTGTTTTTTCAGCAACAGTAGAATAAGGATTATCTAATAAACTTATTTTTCCTCCCATGCCAGGATGTGTATTACAGAAATAATATAATGTGTCAGGAGTTGATGCTGTAGGATTAATTTCGATGTATCTTTTTTTGGCTGTGTTAAAAGAACTAGATTTAAAAACCGTTTCTGTTACTTCAACATTATCAAGATAATATTTTACACCGGTATTATAAACTGTGCCCGAGTTGTGTACTCCGTCGTCTGTTAAACTTATCAATACAGGATGATATGTTTTTGAAAACCCGTTTGAACTAAACGAACTGTCATTTAATAATAATTTATAAGAATTTCCTCTTTGTAAATTTAATGTTTGCTGTTTTATATTTTCTATATAAACTTTGTTAGCAGAAGATGTATAGTCTGGATTAATTACTAGATCATATTCAATTGTATCTTTTAAAATATTTTTATAATCAAATTGTTTATAATACTTGAATCCATTTATACTAGAATCAGTGTTTAAAAAGTTTTCAAATTGGTAGTTACTAACCGAATTATATCCTACATAATAAGGTGCAAATCCTAATACAGAATCAGTGGCGCCTGTGCCTATTTTATAGCCAAATATTTTATTACCAACAAAAGTTGATAATGGATATGTAATTGAATCGTCTAATGACTTGCCGTTACTATCATATAATGCAAACAATGGTGATTGATTTAAAGAAGTTTTCTGTTGTGATACTTGCCATGCATATCCTGTCCAGTAGTATTCTCTGCCGGCGTTCACTGCACCAAGTCTAATAGTCACTAAACTATAATCATCAATAGTAACGCCGGGTACTTTTGTAAGTGTTATAGATGAGCCTACTCCTGACACTTGCCATATTGAACTTGAAACATCAAAGTCGGTACCGGAGATATCCCAACCAACGTCACCGCCTGTTAGTCCTGACGTTGTTGTAATGTCGCCATCATCTTCAACTGGCGTTAAAGGATTATTATCACTGTCATGGTCCCATGGATAACTATCACCATCCCATGGTGTTAGTGTTGTTTCAAAGTTTGAATTAATAAACAATATTTTCATACCATCGCGTAATTCAATATCATCAATTCTATAACTTGCTTCTCCTGTTATATCATCAATTGTGTCTTCTATAGACAACACGTCAACTGTTTGTGTGTGTTTTTCTCCGTAGTTATAAAGTTTTATATCTTTTTTGAATTCGATAATAGGTCTTCTACCTTTTCTGCTAATATCTAATTGAAATATTGAAGGTTGAAATTCAGTTGTGCTATCCCAGTAACCATCGTCCCAACCACTGATAGAACTTGTAACACTATCAAAAGGATGATATACGGTTACTTCTTCTTGAAAGTTTTTATATGCTGTAATAACATCTTTGTGTACCCAACCGTTAGTTCGAGACCATGGATTTTTGTCAGTACAACCTCTTTCAATTGTAATATAGTCAGGATTTTGAATTGAAGGAACAGTATCCCATCTATTTGAATCAAATCCATCTGTTGTTGATGTTGTTCCTTGATCTTCAGCCGGATCCCATGGAAGAAACTCTTCATCTAAAAATAATTCAGTTTCGTCACTGGTTTCAACAAATTCAATACCATTTTTGCTATTAACACCTTCAACAAAATATCTTTTGTTTGCATAACTTGAATTTGAAAGATAGTTTGATGAAAACTCAATTAATAAACCTGATGTGAACGTAATTCCGTTTGGTGATGTATAAATTTTTAAACCAACGATATCATCTGGATCGATTTTATGTAATACAGAAATGTTATCGCCTGCGGATAAAGTTGGACTACTTATAGTTAAATTTAATCCGGTTGATGTATACGTTGAAATCAGTGTTCCGTTAACTTTTACTTCATCGTTACTTGATATAGGATATTCTAATGTGAAATCTTGGCTGTTTGTTGCTGTAAATGTTTCAGTAGTTCCTGAAACAACAACACTCGGAACACCAGTATCTAAACTTGGATACCAATAATAGTTTTCGTAATTTAAAAATTTATCATAATCAATAGGTGGAGAATATGTATAATATTCTTGACCAAACAATCTATTTTGATTATTAATTTTTCCATTTTCATTTACTATGTAATCAAGAGCTTCGTTAAAAAATATAGAATCTGACGTTAGTAGATTGTCAGGATTTTTTAATGTGGCTGTGGTTTCTAATTGATAATTCTTTCTTAAGCTGTTATCTTCGGGCTTGTAATTATCTTTGAAAGGATTATAATATGTGCCGTATTTTCTACCAATCCATTCAGTAACTTTTTCATTGTCGGCTTTTGAAAATGCTTGTTCTACTGTGCCATCAAAAAAGTTTTTCAGTTTTGGATTCTGTAAAAACTCTGGTAACTTTGAACTTACCTTAGCCATTTATTAGTAACTCCCAGTGTCTGTCATTGAAGGGTTTAAATTGTTTCCAGTTAAACCTACTACAATTTCAACATCCTCAACAGATGCCGTTGAAAAGAAAAGTTCATTTGGTTCTGCTCTAATTTGAAAAAGATTACCAAATTTTGATTCACTGTCATTGGGCACAATTACAACAGATGAAATTTGCGACGACAGTTGATTGTGAATGTACGCTGATAATTCTGTAAAAAAGAATGTGTCTCCAAAATCCCAGTTTGCAATATTAAAGTAATCGTTGATTGCATTAACAACACCTGTTTTAATTTGATTATCTGTAAATGTTGCACCTGGTATTTTAACTACTCTAAATGTAGCTTGGTTAGCCACATTAGCAGTTTTACCAAACAACAATTTAAATTTAGCTGGAGAATAAACTATTTGATCTCCTATTGTTTTATATTTTTCAAGTTCTGCTAGTGATTCTTTTAACTCTGTTGCAGTTGGTTGAACAGGTAATTCTGCGGCAGTTTTATTTGCGGCAAACCAGTTCTGTATATTTGTATAATATGATGTTTGTAAAACAATCATTTCAATAATGTTAGATACGCTAGGATCAACTCTTTGTGTTCTTGGTGCTGAATGCTTATACTGAAAATAGAACGGCTCTGATGTTGTTGCTGTTCTTCCAGTATACGCTTTATAAATTGTATTACCAGAAACACCATATCTTTTTGTATATTGAGATGACGTTCCGTTGTTAAGTTTAGTATTATTCAAATAAAACTGTTGATCAGTTGTTAAAAATTCAAGACCCGATCCGGTTAATACATCAACTTGAGAGACCTCTTTGTTAATCTTGTAATATGTATAACCATTGTAATCGCTGTAACTATTAAAGAATACAAAATTAGTATCGTTAATTAAAAGTTCATGACCAATTGGATTGTCTGGCATTCCGTCATCGTCTGAATCATAGTTTGCAATTTTAACTTTTTTAGTATCAACATATCCGTCTTGCTCAACAAATTCTTCGGACAATTCAAATGTTACCGGGTTTGTTAATTTTGTTGTACTTGCTGGGTTTGATAATACGTCTACATCTTTGTTTATATCAAGTATTTTGATTGTATCTTTGATTGCTTTTCCTGTTTGTGTACTAATATTTTTATATTTGTCTACATAGAAAAATCTAACTTCGTTGTCACTTTCAAAAACATATTCTAGTCCTCTAACTGTAAAAACATATTTTGGTGAACTAGCAGTATCAGATGCAGGTATGTATGAAGCTCTTATTAACCAAGAAGCATCTTCACCTAATGAACTGTATCCGCCGTGTGACTGATTATATTTTACTGTAAAATCTGCTGAGGTATCAACAAAGTCTTCACCAATTACATACCATTTATTTGCTGTTGTTGATAAATCTCTGTAATGATATCCTATACCGAAATCTAATCCTGCTTCCATTTGTGCCTGTATTAATGCTTTTTCATCAGTTGACAATGTTGTCCTAAAAGCTGGCAAGACTTTTCTAACTTTTAGGCCAGCTGTTATTTCTTGATCAAGTGTGATTGATCCTGTAGTTTCTGATGATAAAATTGTACCATCATTAGTAACAGAAACAACAGTGGCCCATTTGATTGTAGTAGGGTTGGAATAACTGTCAACAAATTCTAACTTAGCACCAGGTCTAATAAATGCAAGTTTTTCATTTGAACTGTATGGATTATTGAATACTGTAATTAATTGTGCTGAATTTGGTCTACCTGTTGCTAACACCGGGGCGTTACCAATATAGAAAAATCCAACGTTGCTTGATCCTGAAACTGGATAAGGTTGCCACGCAACTTGGTTCACTGATACTTGATCCATTTCAAATTGATCTGAATCATGATCAGTTTCAACTGCTTTTTTGTAAGTATCAAAATAAAAATTCTTTAACTGTGGTTTTTTTAATAAAGGTTCAAGCACACTATTAATAATGTAACTATAACTAGAATTATCTGATATAATTCCAGTTATTTCTTCAGTAGCCAATGTAAAGTTTGGATTCTTATACAAGATTCCATCTTCGCCAAAAACATTTACATTTTTAACAGTACCAGTAGGGTCATTTGTATCAAGATATCTTGAATGACCTATGTGTGTTCTATTAATTGTTTTGATTTTTTGTATTGTTTGTGATTGTGTTAATGGAAAAATTGCATAGTCTTCTGCATTTACCATACGATCTTGTGTATAGAATGCCACCGGTGCATTATTTTTAATATTTGCATTTGTTTCTGTATCAGATGAATTGTTAACAGTATATGTTAATGTTAAACTTAGTGTAGCCTGATACTCTTGACCGTCTTTGTTAAGATAAGTCAATGTAACTTCTTTGTTTTGAATTCTGTTTGCTCTTAATACTTGGCCTTTGCCTTTGCTTCGTCTATACCAAACTCTAATATTTCCTTTGGGTGCATTACCAAAGTTGCCATCTGCAAACAATACTTTTATTTTGTCGTTATTTTCAGACTGTACGTTAAAGATATTTCTTTCAGACAATGCAAGTGAATTGTAGATGGTGTTTTGCCCAAACAACGAAGGAACTTTTTTCCATTTTTCTATTGGGACACCGCCAGATGATACTTTCTGTACCCAAACATCTAAATCGTTAATGTTTGTTTTATCAACAGATAAAACTCTGTTTGGTATTGGGTCGTTATAATATTGGTCTTGGTATTCTAATTCACCTTCTTTAAAATAAACAAAAAACCCAGTGTCAACTGATCCAAAACCTTGGTTGTTGTTTCTATATATTATAGTAAATGCATCTGTTTGGTCTGGAGATCTTTCTTCTAAATAATTAGAAGTGTTAATTGATGATTTTACAATATCAATTTTAGTATTCACTCCGTCGATGCTAACAGAAATAGGTTTAACAACACTGGTGTCTGTTTGTGAGTTAACATTATAAATTTCTGTCGGTACTCCACCAACAACTTTTTTTGATGTTGGATTGCCAAACTGGTTTGTTGAATTAAACATTGAATTACAAATTGTTAACCACTGATCATACCAATCAGCATTTGTAGAATCGTTCCAAGATATTGATGTGTTTGAAAGTTCATTACCATTAGAATCTTCTAATGGTTCACTAGTTAAAATTTTTGTAATTTTTAAAATACCTCTAGCAGGAACATTTCTTTTAGTTCTGTAATTAATTAGTTTTGCTAATCGAATAATTGAGTCTCTTCTTTCAGCAGTATCTAAAAAGTTTTCTCTTGAATTTAAATCTGTTCTAAATGCAATACTTTGGCCTAGATATGCAACAAGATCAATAATAGCAATAAATTCACTGGATTGAATATAATCATTAAAATCTTCAGGATAGTTTACTGAGATGTAGTTAAGCATTGTTGATCTGATTGAATCATAATCATATGCTGTAAAGTTTGCTTGTGAAAATGTTCTGTAAACTGTTTTCCAGTCTTCTGCGGCAAATAAATTATTCTGTCTTACTATTTGACTCATTATAATGTTTCTCTTTCAAAATCCAATTGCATTACTGCTTGTTTATTAAATGGTAAAACGTTAATACTGATATCAATTCTTATACCGTTGCCCAACGAATCTAAACGAATGTCTATTAATTCACATCTTGGATCTTCATTTACAATTCTACTACAATCCTCAATTAAATCTTCTTCTGCACTTTCATCAAGTGGTTCATATAATAGATCCCACACAATTGAACCAAATTCAGGATTCATAACTCTTTCGCCTTTTCTGGTATAAAAGTGATTGATAAGATCTTGTTTTACTACATCAATATCATATAGCATATTACTCTTGTTTCCAGCACTCGTTGAAAACCCTTTATAGATCTGATTAAATCCTGAATCTTCACTACTATTTGCAGTGGAATTAGTCATTTGTGTTGAACCCGAGTATGCCATTTCCTTATCCTTAATAATATTTATTGCTTTGATTAACTGCTAACTTAATTATGCTTGACATCTGCTTATAAATAAGTTACATATTAACATATACTATTTAACCAATGAAAAAATACGACCAATTTACTGCTGAAGATAGAGTTGACGTTTTGCTTAACAATGAAGATATACATTATCTGAATGGAGAATTAACTGAAGAAAATATTGGCAAAGCTATAAAATGGATTATTGCTTGTAACCTAAACAAGAAACCTAAAAGAACTCTAAAATTATATGTGAACACCGTTGGTGGGGACTTATATGAAACTTTTGGATTAATTGATGTTATGCGTAATAGCTATCATCACATATCCACAATAGGAATTGGTGCTGTTATGAGTGCAGGTTTTTTAATTTTTGCTAGTGGAAAGCAAGGCGAAAGATACATTGGTAAAAATACTGGTATTATGAATCATCAACATTCAGATGCAATGGAATCTAAAATGCATGATATGAGATCACAGATGAAAGAAAACGTGAACTGTGAACAACGATCAATGCAAATTCTAAGAGATGCAACTGGATTTCCTCTATCAGAAGTACGTAAAAAGTTTAATAATCCTTCTGATCAATACTTTACGGCAAAACAACTGGTTGACTTAAAGATAGCAGATCATATATTATAACAATATGTCAGCAAATTTAAAAAACTTTGCCAATGGCAAAGAATGGTGGTATATGGAAAAAGAACAAGCTGTTCGTTTATTGGATGTCATTACAGATGTGTACAACAAAAAACTTTCAGACGAATTATGGTATGACGACCATGATGTTTCTTTAAAGATGTATGAAATCAAAGACGAAATCATGCGTTTTCCAGAACTCATATTTAAAAATGCTGGTATCAAAGTAGAAAAATCCAAAAAGTGGATAAAATAGTTGTTGACAAACAGCACATTCTAGTATAATATATAGATATGTTTAACTTAATAAAAAACCTATTTGAAGGAGATACACAAATGGCTAGAACTAAACAGTATGTAGTATACACTAGAGAATTTTCTAAAGGAAGAGTAACCAACAAAGTTGGCGTTTTCCTTGATGAGGCTAAAAATGCTCTAGATAACTCAGGTAACGTCAATGGTGGTGTTATCAAACATAAAAATTTGGCAATGAAAAGATCAACACCAACAACTGATCTAGTGTCAAAAGGTTATGATTTCAATGTAAGAGTAATTGGTACTGGTAACTACGAAGTTGCTAAATCAATTAAAAACTCTGTAATTGACTTACTTGCTGATTCAGGTAAAACTGTAATCAATGCAAATGCATAATAATAAAAAAGTTCAAATGTAATAGTTTATAACTATAATAACAAATGACTAAAACTTGGGCGGTATTGCAAAATATCGCCCTTTTTTTATGGAAAGTTAACATATTAGTTAACTCGATTATTCACAATTTTAAATATTATGGTAAAATTTTTATTTGACTTTGTACAAAGTTTTATAATAATATATTACAAACAAAAGTTAGGAGGTCCTTATTATGGATATTATTAACAAAATAAAAACATGGGCATCGGCACTAGCAGATGTGGGTGTTTCTTTAATAGCACTAGGTATTGTACTTGAAGTGTTATTCAGCGGCCAAGGTATTCCTTTTTGGCCAAACATTTCTGTAATTGGAAATGTACAAGCAATTATATCAGGATTTAGTGATCAAGGATTACTAGGCTTGGTAGCTGTTTGGATTTTATATCACATTTATAAGTCTAAATAATCTAAAGACCTCAAAGATCTTTGAATTTAAAGGGCGGTGAGAATCGCCCTTTTTTTATGATTTGTTTAAATAATAATGTTAAATACTGCCATGGCAATAGAGCATAAACATCTTGTAGTAAGAGCAGAGATTCAAAAACCAATTTTTGATGAACCGGTTGCTATGGAATTCATTACCAAATTAATTGAAAAAATCAACATGAAAGTTATGTACGGACCTGTTGCAAAATATTGCAGAGTCGATGGTAACAAAGGTATGACTGCGTTTGCAATCATTGAAACCAGTCATATTGCCATGCACATTTGGGATGAATCATGGCCAGCAGTGGCACAGCTGGATGTTTACAGTTGTAGTGATTTTGAACCAGATACTGTGTTTGAACATTTACAACAACTTGATCCTTTAAAGATTGATTATAAATTTTTAAACAGAAAAGATGGATTTACTGAAATCTAATTATTGATTTTCTGTATCTTGTGATTCGTGTTCTGGATATGGCTCTCTGGTTGGGAATCTTGAAACAATAGATTCTTTGCCTGATTCTGTATTTCTTGGTGACGGTATAGTATCTGCAGATCTAGGTTTTAATACGTTTGTATACAATTCACCGTTTTCGTTCATTTGTAGTGTGATACTATCAACCGGAGTTGCAACTCCGGCAACTGGGCCATTCATATGAATAACTGATGCAGTTTCAAAATGTCCGCCAGCGGCATTGATATTACTTACGCCAAGTGCAGTCAAATTATGATTGATACCTGAGTATATATTAGTGGTTCCGTCTGTGCTAGTATCAATTCCGGAATCTGCTTTGACTTTGAAATGGCCTGGTGCTTCAATATGAACATTGCCTTTGATACTGCCTAAGTTCCTAGTAGATTCTGGTTGTGTGTCTAAATCTGTTTGATTGGCTTTTATGTTAACGTTTCTTCCTGATTCAATATTAACATCTCTATCTGCTCTAAAATTAATATCTTTTTCACTTCTTACACTGATACTGTCTTCGCTCCAAACTTCAATTTTTCCAGATTCTGTGATTTCAACCCAGCCTGTGCCTTTGCTGTTGACCACATATACAGAACTGTGTGAATCATCTAGCAATATTTGAGCACCACCTACAGTTCTTAGTCTAATATATTTTTGATTGGCATCATCCATTACAAATTGATGACCGCCTGGTGTTAACACACCAAAAACTTTTGATGGATTTTCTCTTCTAGCACCTGAATCTGTTAAACCTCTGATATTGTCGTTTTCTAAACCTTGTTGATATAATGCATTATACA